AACCAATGAGGTTTAAGTTGTATGAGAAAATCCAACTGCACAGCGGTTGGCATGAACCGCTCGGAGGTAGATCGACACGCTGTTGTCCAGGGACTACATCCTGACCAATTAAGTTAAGATTGTATGAGAATGTCCAAGAACGCAAAGGCTGTCGTGGCCCATACGGATTCGGCCAATCAAATTGAGCGAACGGTGTTGGTGCCGCCGGCGCAAGTGTTGTCTGTTGTAGTGAGAGTGTCCAGGAACGTGGCGGCTGTAACGGTCCGGTGTCCAATCGGTCGTAATGCTGTACGCCAACAGTAAATTCAATCGGTGCGAGAGTCGTTTGTTGTAGCGAAAGCGCCCAAGAACGCAGCGGTTGCAACGGTCCGAACGGCGGTAGCTCTGTGCGAGTCGCACCAACCACCATTTCGTCTTGGGCAATCAGATTAAGATTGTAGCTCCAAGTCCAACTGCGGAGCGGCTGTATCGGTCCACGATTAGGTAGATCGGTATGACGGTCGCCTACCGTCATGCGATCTTGACCAATCAGATTTAGATTGTATGAGAATGTCCAAGTTCTCGTTGCAGGCTCTGGATATGCACGCGGCGACAACTCGGTGCGCCGATCACCGACTGTCATTTCATCTTGAGCAATCAGATTTGGATTGTAATTCCAAGTCCAACTGCGAAGCGGTTGTAACAGACCACGATCAGTCAATTCATATATTTGATTACCAGCCGGAATTGATGGGACCGGTGCCAGTGTGGTCTGTTGAAGCGAAAGTGTCCAAGTGCGAAGCTGCGTTGGATACTGATGCCCACGCGGTGAGAGCGCAGTTACTTGTTCTCCGACCGTAAATACTACCGGTTTGAGCGTTGTACTTAGAAGGTTCTGAGTCCAACTTCTTAGTAGAACAGGGAATTGGTGTCCAGGACTCGACGGCCAATCTTTCTGGTTGTTTGGTCTTGCTGGATCGGTTCCGCCGGTGACTGTGAGCCGTGGAGTTTGAGTATGAACTACAATATCGCTTACGACATTATTATTTATTAAGCGAAAGTCCCATGTTTCGCCATTCACCTTAGCGTCTGCTTGAGCGGTAATGGCAAATACATGTTCTGTGTAACCGAGAGCTGGATAGATAATATTAAAAATCGATAGATTACCGCCGCCTTGGAATTCGATCTGCTGACCGGCTTGAAACGATCCCGTTCCTGCACCAAGGCGATTGGTCGTAGCACCGCCATCCGCAAGTGTGCTTCCAGTACCAGTCGCTATCCATTCCGTATTCCCGCTAGCGAGTGCATGGTATGCGCCTCCATTTTTGGATACACACAGCTCTAATGTCTTGTGATCATCCGCTGGGGTGATCGCTTGAGTTTCAGACCAGTTATTAGTCTCCTGAATACGAAACTGAATATGAATGTTTGGAGTACTTGTAGTGTTGTGAACAATGTTAGTGTTCTGTGCCGCAATCGGAGTGCTGTCATTATTGTCAGCCCCTACTTCGTCGTCGTTGTAAAAGCGGAAAGCATCTTGTGACAATCCTTGTCGCCTAGCTGTGAGCCTAGGAACGACGTTATAAGTAATCGGAACGCCGTTAAGTAGAACACGGAAATCGTAGTCGTCCCCTTCTATACAAAAGCCAACATCAGGAACGCCCATCCACCCGTAGACAAGTTCAGTAAAATTATTTGCCGTGATTGCAAGGTTTTCAATCGTGGCATCCCCAGAACCCTGCTTACCTGCAACGAACGAGCCAGTACCACCGGTGAGACGATTGGTAGTCGCAGCTTGATCTGTCAGGCCGCCAACGCCATTGAAACAGGCAATATCCGTAGAGTCAGAATAATCTACATAGGCTCCGCCGTTCTTCGAAAACTGTAGTGTCCAGTCATCGGTCGAAGGGTTGGCCAGACCGTTATTCTGAATTCGAACGCGGATATGCCCACTGTCAAATCTATCGGCGTTGAACTCGGCATTGGTATTTTGTGCAGCGTGAGCAACAGCACCAGCCTCTGTTCCGTTTGCATAGATACGGAATGCGTTCATTGAAGGCGCAAGTCCGAATATAACCCAACTGAGTGCGCCGTCTTCGCCATTACCTCCAGAGACGGTAATAGTTGGAGTACCGGCTGTGGTACTAATTCCGGTAGAAAACCTAAAGGCTGTTGTATCAACGTCTAAGTCTTCGGTAATACCTGTCCATGTACGTGCTGTACCATTGGTAGCATCTGCACAAATCGCAATGCAACCGCCACTGGTCGGAATCGTTATAGCACCAGAGGAAATTGGATCAGCATCGGTGTCAGCGACGCTTCCAACACCAGGTAATTCAAATCCTCCTGTAACACGAAAGACTGCAATTTTATTCTGAGCGCCAGTTGGATTAGTACCCCCAAACGTCACAGCAATAGTTGCGGTCGTCCCAGTCGGTGCAGGTAGAGAAAAAATATGAGAGTTAACAGCCCCTTGAGTCGCGCTCTGCCTGGCGCTCATAGCGAGAGCGCCAGTACCATAATCAATGGTAACGGCAGTTGGTACAGAACTAGTTAGCTCAGTACCAATACAGACTACAACAACACGATCAGCCGCAGTCGCACCAATACTAACACCAGAATAGGTGGCAACATTGCCAGACGCAGCAACGCCAGCAATATCTCCACCAGTATTGGTAATCGCAACAGCCATGATTTAGTATCCTCAAGTAAGATGGATGCGCGCAGCGATGCGCGCATCCGTATGTGACTCACACACCCTCAGAATGGCTCATATTCGAAGTGCGCGTCGGCGAGTCCCGAAGAACCACCGGCGAGCAGGTTGTTCCACAGTACACTTTCGCCGCCAGGAGCAGTATTACCAACAATCGTCCACTGTTGGGTAGGACTTGCGTTCCAACGATAGATACCGCCGAACAAGTTCATTGCGAGATTGAGCTTCGCATCAGTCACAACGTTCGACGGTGTGGGCTGAGTCGCAGCCGCAACAAACGGTACCGGCGGAGCGGCCAGAGCGGCAGTAGCGGGATGCATCGGACCAGCACTGTGCGGGGCCGCGAGCGCCGTAGGAGTGGTTTCCAACGTGGACGCCCTGGCGAGTTCCAAGGCAGCTACAGTTGAAGCGGTCGCCTTACCAGAGATCGACACTTCGAGAAGATCGATCACTTGCGTTGTCGAGCCACCCTTGAGTGCCATATATGTCGAGGCGCTACCGATCGCAGCGCCCGCATTAGCAGCAGTGAAGGTTAGACCAGCAGATTTGAAGGACCATTTCGCCATCTCAGTCTTCCTTTCGTGGTATCAGAACGGGGTTGACTGAGGTTCCAGCCATTGTGAACTTGCCGCTCTGAACCAAGTCCACGACAGCTTTCCACGGACGGTGTACATAGTCAGGTTGACGCCGTACTCCATCGCAAATATCACAGATGTACTGATTGCACTGATAGCAATGGGGACGCGCCCGTTCCCGTAAGGGATTACGAATGACCACGCGGCCACAGTGCCAACAAGTCATGGTGGCAGCTTCGAACAGGGCTCCTTCCTTAACTTGATCAGGATGGAAGCCAAACTTTTCTGCCATATCGGCAGGAATACCAGGACTAGCCCGGTGGTCGATCATCACTTCGCCTTCTTTCTTCATCTCAGAACCCTTTCACGTAAGAGACTACATCCCATCGATCGTCTATTTGGTTCCACACACAACCAATGTAATCGACCGTTCCGCTCAGTGTTACTGTGAGACTCATAATGTCCGATCCGAACCTGAACGATCCAGCCGAACCTGTCGTTAAGGACAACGTGCGATTTGCACCGGAGGCTTCGTGCATAATGATGACCCTGTGCCCACGACCGGTTGCGGGCGCATTCGTTGGCACCTGAATTGTTCTGTCACCTGTCGCGATTAACTTGAAACTGTCACCCAAAGCGGCATCAAGTGGAACAGACGCCACGTCTGACAACGGAACTATTGTGTCGGTCACACGCGCCAATGGTCGCAACTCCAAACTGCTCATAACAAGTAGTGCTTCTGTAGGACCAACATCGTTCGGCTGTGTGACTCGTACACTCCACCTTGCGGGAGCACTACTACCTGTCCAGTTTCCATCAGCAAAGGCATTAAATTCAGCGCCAACACGAAATACAGCACCATCCGAGCCTAGAAAGAATATACCACCCAATCGATTGTCTAGGAGTACAGCAGAGTGTGTTCCGATCGCTGCGCCCCGCGATTTGCCCAACAGAATACCAGGAAAAAGATCGTCATTCGACCACTCAGTTGCTTGGAAAGAGGCGTGATTGAAATCTACACCATGCATCTGCACGGCTGGATGAAAGGCGTTCACTGATACAAGCGTTTGTGTATGACCAATTGCCAATCGTTCATCGGTTTTATTCCAATTGAAATTAGCATCGCCCCCAAAACTGCCGCCGTCATTGAATTGAATATTTGTATCGACACCACCCGGTGAACTACCACCGACACCACCAAGGACATCAATCATTTCGAACTTACGAATTTCTCCAGTTGCAAGAAAGCCCAAAAGGAATTGACCAGATGCAGCCACCGCTTCCGTAGCAATCGTGGCTAACGCCATATCGCTAGGATCGCCTGTAATTCCTGCGTTGCGACCCTTAATCGACCAAGGTGGCATATCAGCAAGAATGGTATTCGTAACCTCGTTCGGCAAAAGATCGCCAACAAGCTCGATCCAGAAGCTAGGATTTGCCGTCCGATCAGCGGAGAACAGTGTAGGTGAAGTCGCACTGGTATGCGCTACGAGACACTCCCAAAAAGTACCATCCTCTGGACTGATGACCAGATCTGTCCCTTCATAATCAGTGTTGTTAGCCCAAATCGTTACGCCTTGTCCCGTTGCGATACGGAACATAACCCGATCGATCGCGTGTACAGTGTTCGCGAAGCCGGTATGCCACGGCACCGTGAGGAAATCCTCAAGGGGCAACCTAAGGTATCTGGTATATGAGGTCGTCATCGTGTATGACTCACAATCTTTCCTATGTCAGTACACAGTTCGGTCCAACGCATCTGATACGCGTCGCAGTACAATTGTTAACCGCTCCATCCTCGACTTCAATATTGTTCTCGAATTCATCTCTCGATGGACCAATGACCGTAAAGTTATTAACAATCGTATTCAGGCCTGTCGAACTAAACCCACGCGCACCAACATCTGTACCACTCGGACCAGGAGTCGATGGATACGCTACCTGTCCACCATTGACCGTGATGTTTGGGTTGTCCACATTAATAACGATCCCCTTCTTTAATTCTCCATTCGAATTGATTGGTCCTTGTACGATAATCTGCATGTTATTAATCACACCACCCGCAGATATACTAGGATCTGGAGGCACGATGTTTCGGTTAACGTCTATGATCGGACTCAAATGGTGATGTGGGACATCAGACGGTTGATTGGGCTGTGACAATTCCTCCACTATTATTGAGAAGTCGTTAAGTTCAAAATTGCCACTCGAATTGCACGCAACTATTCCATTTCTACTGCTACAGTCATTGAAGATAACGCCGTTGGAACGAAAGGTTTCAAATCCAGGCATCAAGTAATCGCTATCAACAGTACAGCGATTGAACGTACCGCCAACGCTGTCACTTACGCCAAAGAGCCATTCAGCTAAGTATTCTCGACGCGCCGCACGCATACGACATGAGCAATCCTCGACTAGTACATTATCGGCACCACCACCTATTGCCCATACTACCTTTGCAAACACATCCTCGGCGTGAAAATTACGAACAATGGCATTGGCCGTCTGGATCAAAACTATGCCGGAGTTGTATTCCGTACCTGTCATACCAAAACTATCATCTGCAAGGTTTCCTATGATGCTAAAGTCCCTTATCTCTACACCATGAGCTTGAAATGCAAACATGCTTAGTTGGACACCCGTAGGTGCTCGAAATACAGTATCGTGCTTTCCTGCACCACGAATAAGCCAACCCGCAGATTGACCAATGATACCAAAGGTGTTGCTCATATAAAAATTGCCAGCAGGATAGACAATCTCATGACCAGGAGCGTGAACTTCTTCATTAAATCCTTGAACGATTGATCGGTTGTCGAATACAATCAGGGTATTGGTCGTGCTGACCACAGCTGATTGACTCAATGTCAACACCGAACCGTCGTCATTGCGATCGATCACAGTTGCGATCAACGCCTGTGGATTTATTTGCGACTCGTAATAGTTCGAACCGACAATACCACGGTTCCCGCCAACGCCAACAGTACCATACAAGCCGAGCCCTTCCTCGCCACCTGTCGATACAATGACTGGATCGCCAACTTGGAAATCTGATGTAAAGGTCAATGTCAAAATTGGTGATCCTGCATTCATTGAACCGGTGCGCTGGTACCCCCACATCCCATTCGCTTCACGAGCAGGATTTTGTTCTGTAACAGGCACAGACGGCCGCAATCGCATCATTCTCATGCGATACTGGCGCTGTCGAAACGCCCTAATCACTTCTAATTCTTCCGGCGTCGGCATGTACGACTCGCACAGCTAATTGTTAATTATCTTAGGCTCTCGCGTAATTTGTCTAAAGCTTTCCTCGTTCTGTTTCACCATCTCGTTTCGAAAACTCTCTACAGCAGCACCAGTCTCACGTTGCAACTTCGAGTTCTCGATCATGAGCAGTGGAACCCAATCATCGATACATCGATACTGATCAATCTGTACACCCGTATTAGGGTTCATTCCAACGATGTGCATCCACCTGTCACAGATGCCATCAGCAACCAGCTTACGACACTTCTTCACAAAGCCGGTCTTGTGACACCCAATCTTTGGATCAGGGAGGTTCATATCTTCTTGTTCCTAAGTTCAGCTAGTTTCGCTTCGCGTTCCTCAGATGCGAGCTTCATCTTTTCGCCTGCTTCCTTCTTCTCCTTTTTTACACGTTCGTCTTCGATCCTATGACGATCCAATAGGTAGTTGGCGAACGTAATATCCATGATCTTGATGTTTCCCATCCGTCGTCCATTCTCATCCGCTTTGAATTCGATATGGCCGACACCATTATCGAATTGGATTGCATGGATAAACGTCGGTAGCTCGGAACAGTCTACATCATGACCTACACCGTCCACTACGACTTTGTTGTCTTCTCTAATGACTGACACTTTCATGGCCTAGTCCTTCGTTGCGATGATCAGATCGACGTATTGGACACGAATGTCCATAGCATGTGAGTGCGAGTCACCAACGCCAGAATTATCGACTGTGATATTTGTCACAGCACTATCCGTATCTGTTGCACCTGCCGCCGCAGCCCCAGCAACGCCACCAGCAGTAAAGGTCTGACCTGATGTAGTTGCCGCATCAGGTGATATACCATGCACATGTCCAGGATCACTGATACTGTGATTATGTATTGGCATTTCACTGATCGTCAATGCGTGTACATCCGTTGCGGTCCTTGCAAAGACTGTTGAGAATGCAACTGTACCGCCAGAGCCAACGGAACCGGAAACAACACGCAGTGCCTTATCGTTATGCGTTGTATCCTTTGTCCAACGAATCGGTGCGGTAGTCTGTTGGAATGGCATTTTTGTACCAGAAGGAAAGAAGCGATTGTCAAATGCTTCATTGAACCTTGCTGGACTAATAGCCCGAGTAGTATCAGCGCCTGCTTGCGCTTCCGCCGTTGTAGCAAGCTCGATTACACCAGGTTCTGTTTCAGTCGCCGGATTGCCATCCGATCGAAAGAATGCAAATTCACGCCACTGCCCAGAAGCGTTCGATGTCAAGATTTGAACATCGCCCGTTCGCATGGTCCTGTTTGCACTACCAATCAGTGCCAACGTCGTAGCATTGTGAGTCACAATCGCCGCGTCCGTATACCGCAGCATCTTGTACTTGTTCGCTACAGCACCGAAACTAGTGATCGTAGCCGTACCAGTAATGGCTAAGCGTGACGGTGCTTCCGCTCCAATGTCAGTAGTCGACGCAGAAGCAATAGAGCCTTCCGCGTTTTCATTAAATCCAGCTTGAACGGTGGTTAAATCAATCAGGACGGCCCACTTACCCGCTCCAAGATCGGAATTGAAAACAGTTGAGAAATGAGAAACAGTAGCAACAGCGTACCGCTGATTATCGATAACAAAATCACCCTTGATGTACGATGTCGCAGTAGCCCAAATACCTCGGAACTGAGGGATGGTAACAATGGCATTCCAAAATGTCGGATTAGCATTTCGGAACGACGTGAACGTGGTAGGTGTGGATGGACTAGTGTGATTAATAGCACACACATAAAGCTGACCATCGATGTTATCAAGAGCAATATCGCCAGTGAAGTAGTCATGATCATTCTCCCACAAAGCAGCACCGGCCGCGAACAGTGCTTCATAGATAGCCTGATCGACTTGACGAATTGCTGTTTCCAATTCATCGTGCCAAGGCTCCTGCTCAAAGTCAGGAATTGGAATGCGAAAGTGTGCAGAAAACTGTGTCATAGCTTGTGCTCAACCTGTTCGAGTAGTGTGTGACTCACACAATCATCGTTGGCGGCTTCCGCGAGCGTAGACAAACTTTTGACTAATCAATTCAAGCGGCTTACGAACCGATCCTGCATAGATACATTTTAGGGTCTTAAACTTTACTGGTACGTTCCAGAGCCTCGGATCATCGCTTCTACGGCCACCGCCGTAAGGACCAGCATCGAACCCGAAACCGGGAGCATCATTACCAATGAAATTGACAGTAACCGCTGGATTGTACTGTATAACGCCATCGCCGTCCTTAAACAAGTTGTCTACATAAATCTTGAGCATAAACTCTCCAGTTCCCTTTGAACCGACAGAAGCAAATCTCAAAATCTTAGTTTGTGTTGGGTCTTTACTATCCAACCAAGGCAACTCCATCTCGAACGCAATTGCCTCACCTTCATATTCTGTCCACTTCGGGGCCAGTACTTGATCGGCACGATCTTGGGCAAACGAAACTGAACCGCTAACATTATTACCTATGGCAATCCAACTTGAATCATTCGGAACATCTCGTAGAATGTCCCCAACAGCATAAGCAGTGACAGGAGCCCAATCACCATCGCGATCATTAAGCCTATCTGCTGCATAGTTTTCACCAAGATATGCACCGTTTCCATATTGAAAGATACGTGTTCCAATTGAATAGAACACTCGACCTAAGAATGATGTACATGCCGCAGTCATTCCTTGACCAGAAAAAGTTGACCAGCTTCGATAACGTAAACGGTCATTAAAGCTATACACAAACGACGGACCAGACGGAATCGATAAGATCAGATCATGCGCTAGTGAGTCATACACCAAAAAACAATTAAGCCTGATTTGTGTATCGGTCAAAACAGCAATTGTAGCACGATAAAACGGCTCGATCTTTTCACTAAGTGCCAACGTATCCAGATTGCCGAACAGATTACGAGTCGCACTTGCCAGACCGTCAAGACCAGCAAATAGCATATCGTTCTCAACCTGTTTAATACAACGATGACCAAGTATTCCAAAATCTGGCATCGAGTCAGGAAATTCTGGAACATGCTCAGGAGTAGTCGCATCATTATATATACCAAGCTGAACGACAAGTGATTGAGCGAGAAAGAACACAATCAAGAAGGTACGAAATCCAGCAATGCCTCTAATCTCGGCGGCACCTTCTGGAGCATACGCACCAACATCGATACTAATCGAATCGTTAGGAGCGGGATCACCGAAGAACGTTCCAGCAGTTCCTTTTGCTGATATGTAGATAGTATTAGGCAAACCACTAATGCCTGCAATGCAATGATAGTTTGATACAACACATCCATATTTACCGATGGGCGTATTGGTATTACTACCACTCCCCAAGTCCTGTAAGTATGTTACAACCAAACTCGCACTAATCGTAATCGGTTTGTCTATTCCATTGTGAACGATAAGCTGATTCCTGAACGGGACGAAATCGACATTAGTAATTCCTGCGGACCAACCTGATGGAGCACCTGGGAGAAGCGCCGCGATGGCACTATTCCATATAACGATACTGACGCCATCGTTATCCGTCGCGCATATCTGCCCCGTCGTTGTAACCGAGATGATGGTGTTCGCGAAATACTCCATGTCAACAATCGTACCAGTAACAGTATCAGACACATCCTCAAACCAGTTCGAGCCATATCGAACCTTCTGCCCGCCAGACGCTGTGCGCCGCATGTTATTCAGGGCAACTTGATCAGAAGGGCTCATAAGAATATCGTTTTCGACCGTGTTCAAACCACCGCCGAAGCCACGGATAACAAGCGGCAGAAGCTTACTTGGCTTCTTCGCTTTGATTTCAATCGAAAGTAGATCGCGACCCATGTTTACACTCGGTTCGATCGGGTGCTGTATGACTCACACTTCTTGCCATTCAGTAGGAACGCCAGAAGACGGATCGATCGCTTTCGGGATACGCGACAACGCATTCTTAATATCGTTGAATTTGTCATTCATCATTCCCTTAACGACATTGGCAGCATTGGTATTCATGTCATCGCCCACAAGTGTCATGAACGCTGTCGCATATGTAAGCAACGCACGGTCCAAATACCATGTATCTTCCCAATCCCACTGCGATGCCGGAGGAACGAGAGGATACAACAGCACTTGAATGTTCACGAAACCCGTGGCGGTCACAGGATAGAATTGCAGCCTACGCATTGCATAGTTCGCGTCTGCTACATGCAGACTTGTCCAGTACCGAAGCTGCGTACCGCCGCTAGTGATCGCAGACGAAAACGGATTGGCATCACGCGGCCACATCGGTATAGACTCGGACTCCGCATCACGACAAACCTTAATGAAGTCCTCGAAGTCCTTTACCTGTTCGAATGCGTCCGTGGACACCACGCCAAGTACACCGTCAAGCTGTAAGCGAAACCACTTGCGGTATTGGTGCCACGGATACTTCTTGAAAAGCATGTCGAACGCCCGGATGGCATTGCTGCGCATCCGGTCGTCCCCGTACATCTGGACGCCTGGGCCGGCTACTTCACCGACCAGTTCCAGCGCATCGTCTACTACTTGGCGAACAGTAGCTGACATGACTCATACCTACGCGAAGAAGTGCTTGATACCGTGCAGCCCACCGTTGCCTGCGGCATTCACCGAGTTATCACCTTCGAGCCCGAGAATGGTTTCCATCACACTATCGAGCGTCGTTGGCGCATAGGTTCCACGCGGATCGCCGGTGGTCAACGACTGAGGATCGACCAACACCGGTTTGACCCATTTGGCAAAGATGCCAGCAGGATCGATGAACACCGGCGGTGTACCTTCCTTCGCCCATCCGATGTTGCACTTGTACGGCAAGCCGAGGATGCCAGTCGTACCGATGGAGAACGTCACTGCGTTGGTTGCCGCAGTAATGATCTTCGCACCGGTAACGCGCCTAATCGCCGCAGCACCGCCGGCAGTTGTCGTCGTCACCGCAGCACCACCAGTGAATCGCTTCGCAACCGGTTGACCGAGATAGTCAACGCCTTGTATTTCGATTACTGGTATGTTGCCAGGAACACCGCTGAGATCAACACGCAACACACGTCCATACGGACTGTCCGTCGTAAGACTGAGCGGAAAGAACGTAAGTGCTACAGCGTTTGCACCACCAGCGTTGGCGCTAAGTGCAGCAGCAGCAGCAACAGCCGGCGTTCCAAGAGAGAAAGCCGTCGGTTGCCCATGGACAAGGTTTGCAGAGTATCCCATCGCTGGCACATAGTTGTTGATGCCAGTCAACCCAGAAAACAGTCTCTCTTTGGCGGCCATCTGACCGATCCTCCTTTAGGTTGCGTGAGTCACACCGTCGTGCCGGGAGCAGCCGGTTGTGAAATCAACTGCTCCGGCATGACCACCCGCCCTGTTCGGGCTGTGGCCATGGCGATGACTTGGTTCTCAAGTGCCTCGAACGCAGTGTCGCGTTCGTTTTGGTCTTGCGCGGAAATCAGCTTGCCGAGTGGACTGTTTGGGTCTTCCAAACCCTGCAAGTTGATCATCCGAGGACGAACGTGAAGCTTGTACCGCTTCAATTCCTCCATATTCTTGAAACGGAGAACGTGCCCACGAGGGAAGTAGACGATGTATCCAGCGTCTTGCTTCTGTATCTTGCGCACGATCTCACGCTTCTTCATGTCGAACGGAGTGATTTCCCGCTCGACTTGCCCATCAAGCTGCCGCACGACATACGACAGTCTGGTGCCGCTCATTGCTGCTTGAAACACGGTGCTGTACTCCTGGTTCGTGTGCGACTCGCACATTCACACCCGCGGAAGCGGGTGCCTAATTGGTGAGGTAGGCGTGCGTTCGGTATTGACGCCAAGAGCAGAGTTGCCCTTCCCACACAATCCGACGACCGGATGCATCCATGCTCCAAGGTGCGACCAATTGCTTGATGCGCATGTTGACGCCACGGAGGATGTGGAGCGTAAGGAACTTGTCGTTGACGAAGTACGCGACATTGGCTCCGAGCTTCTCGTCGAAAAGCAACGGTGTACCATTGTGCGTCGTGCCAACGATACCGAGGTTCACCAGCTTCTTACCGGTGCCGGATGCATCGAGAGCGATGGTCTGCTTATCGCGAGCCGCCGCCTTATGCATACGGTAGATATTGCGTCCAGCGAAGATGACACTCGGCTTGGACTCAGCCGCATCGTCCGCAGACGTATCGCCACGGTTCAGGTCGAGTTCGAGAATGTCGTCGAACGCTTCCTCGATGTTCTCCGGCGTCAGCGTACCGGCGAAGTCATATGACGAGGACCGCCACTGCGGTTCCGCCGCAAGACTGATACCGCCCACAGAGCCGGTAGTCGGATCGGCCGGAATGAGATTGCCCAACCCGTTAGGATCGGTCCCGGCACCGACCGCCGTATGATAAGCCGCGAACTGACGAGAAATGCTCTCGTCGAGCGCCATGATCTTGCCTTTGATGATCTTAAAGATTTGAGCACGACCTTGGTTCTCGTCTTCTTCCTGATCTGAGATGATTAGGGAACCCACGACTCTTGCCATGCTGTAGCTAATGGTCGTGAACTCATTGGTCTGATCGATGGGCACTGTATCGTAGTACTGCATCGATGTAACGTTTGGATTCAACCCGACGATGATCGGATTGGTAATGCTCGGGCCGCCGTCTTCGACCACCACGCGCTTCTTAGCGTGGAGATACGCGGAAACGGTGCCCGAAATCGCCGACGCCATGATCAGCTTCGCACGACTGCGAGTGAGCATGGAGTGGATGACGGTATCGAGGGCAGCCATTGATCTCTCCTAGAGGTTTACACCCTTAGAAAAGGGTGCTGATCAGATTATGACTCACACAACGCCGTGCTGGTCCAGAACGTCCTTCAAGATATTGTCGTATGTCGAATTTGCTGGAGCAGGACGGTTTCTATCGTCTCCGCTCGGCGGCTGTCCACGACCAACCGGACGTGATGCACCACGAGCGTTCCCTCTTTGAGAACCACCTTGACGGCTTCCGTTTCGCAGTAGGTTCAGTTGAATACGTGCCCAGATTTCACCGAGCGACATTCCCCTGAAATCGGGGTTCTGAAGTACCCGTTGGAACACGGGCATGTATTTCTGCGCATCCTGATTTTCAGCGAAGAACGACTCTACTTCTTCATGCGCCTTACGTTCTTGTTCTTGTTGCTGCTGACGCTGCCGTTCGACTTCTTGGGTTCTCTGGTTCTGCTCAGAAATAGGCTGTGTGGCCTTCTGAATTTCCTCTCGGACCAAATCGATCAGTGACTTGGCATCTGCACCGTTCACGCCTTGAATTCCAAGTTCTGCCACATTTGTACCACTTGCGGCTGCCCTTGTCAATAGGGCGCGCAGGGCCTCCGCTGGCCTTGTTTTTAGGTCGTTGAACAGCTTTGCAGCCGCTAACATATCATTCGGCTGCAAATTGAACTGCTTTAACGCTTCACCTTGACTGCGAAGCTGCTGAACCTCTGTATGCAGTTGACGCCCTGCGTCCATAGCCTGACGCAGTTGATTCTCTCGCTGTTGCAAACGATAGGTCAAACCACCTACCTTCGCGCCCTCACCGCTCTTGAAGCCGCGTTGATATAGTGCAGCTTCACGTCCCGCTCTAGCCACAACCTGACCAGTCTGCGGATCGACCAGATTGCCGTTGCCGTCCGGCTGCACTTCCGCAGTACGAGCGAATGGTCGAGGCTGCGTTTCAGACTGCTGTCGCTGCTGTCGACGATCCGGTGTACGACTCACACTCAGATCGTCAAGCTGCTGCCGCCCCCTATGATCCGGTGCGCCGTCGTCGCTCTGTTGATCGCCGTCGTCCTGACTATCATCAGAACCGGAGTCCAGATCATCGCCAAGATCGCCGGCGCCAAGGTCGTCAGCGTCAAGCCCGAGATTGTCGAACACCATTTGTCGGCTGTCGCTGCTGCTGTCCTGTTGTCTGTCTCTGGGTGCCATTGTTCACGTGCTCCTGTATGAATGCCAATATTTCTTGATCCGAAGCCCCTTGCTGTTTCATTTGAACAACCTGAGCCTTCACTTCGTCCGGCAACTGCTGTGCTGCTTGTTGCAGGTCTCCACCTTCACCGCCGCCACCCGAACCGTCACTGACGCCTCGGGACAGATTGGCCTGGATTTCTTGATCGATCGCAGCCCAATCTTCCTTCTTCATTACGATCTCAGTAAACGCTTGCTGTAACACCTTGAGCATGATCCTGAGAGTCGATCCAGGAGCAGCCTTAGCGAATTGTCCTACAGCTTGCGTCAATTCAATCGCTTCCTTCTTCTTAAACGTACTATTCGGCTTCTCCATGCTTCCCGCAACAAGTTGCACCGAATACTGTGAATTGAACTCCTGCACAGGCATGTTCCTAAAGCCTTGCGCAAGCGCAGGACCAATCAGTCCTGCAACTTCCTCTGACGACATATTCTTGATGCATAGCTCTGCAAGCGCCTGTGCAATATCGGCAACAGCATCCTCGACCACATCGACCTTAGCACCGACGCTCAATCGCATCGCTTCCTGATACGTATTGACCGCAGTTGTATTCGTATTCGTCTTGAACTGAACACCGCGAAGCGCATCGCTGGTATTCGTCAAGCGATTAATGGCTTCCAATTCTGTCTGTTTATTGAACAATTGCTCATATTCAATCTGTGGCGGAGCAAACGCCTGAATCATATCAGAGATTTTCTGTTCTCCGGCGCGGACACCAAGTATCTTTCTGTTCCACGTCCCATCACCACGCAGCGTCTTTAGGAACTGTTCGACCTCCGTCTCATCCACTTTATCCGAGTTGTAAAAGAAGAAGTCGAATACAGACCGCCTAATCCGGTTCATCTGGCGATTAATGTCGTTGATGTTATCCTGCTGATCGAGATAGTACGCAGTCTCACCAACAGAAATCGTACCGCCTGTACTGAATGCAAAATTGATCATGAAGTACGGATAGAACCGACTCAATCCAAGCGGATCATCCCACACCCAAAGCGGCCAAGTCCAATCATCCTTGTGAAACAGCATTACACGCCGCAGCGATATGTCCCATATGTAGTAGCACTGCGTATAATACAGGTTCAGATACGCCCGTCGCTGTTCGTCTGTATGACTCATAACCTCCGTAACCGACGGCTCCGCTGCCTCCAAAACAAAGCCAAGATTATTATCGCGACTACCTCCCTCAGCGAACTTCGCCTTGTGCGTCGGCTTGTAGACAAGTACCCGAGTCTCATCATCGCCCTCGTCCTCCGGATTCTCTTTTGTGTAACGCGCCATCAGCGACGCTGTACTGATGTAAACTTCCTCGCCCATCCACTGCGCATCCATACCATCGGAGCTCTCAGCGTATGGATCGATCGTCAGGCAATGCGGAAGGACCACATTCAGTTGCGGACCACTAGCTTGCAGCACTTCCATATTCTGTTCGAGCGCCTCAAGACGACCATACAAACGCTCAACACCAGCCAAATCTTTAGTCTTTTCAAGTTCAGTAGAAATCTGAGTCATCTCACGCAATGCTACCTCGCGCGAATCATCCTTCTGCGTGTAGTCCAACTTCAACACGCCATTATTCGTGAGCAAACCTAATCCGGCAGCACGCTTGATCTTCGGCTTGGCGTTAATACCGGGAGCCGACTTCCTTCTGAAAATAGCATTAAGCAATGCCTGCATGGCATCGCAAAGTGGCTGATCCTGCTCATCCGAAGTCGAACACGTAATGTTTGGGTCTTTACCGTAGACCGCAGGCAACATCACATTCATATTACTAAAAATGACGTTCTCAGTACCGTCACCACGCTTGAACATGCCGCGCGGCGA